CTACGCTTCAAGAAATTTTAATAAGCGATCTGCAACATCTGACCGCTGTCTATCATTTAAGTGCGTGTACATATCGAGAGTTGTTTGAATGTTTGAGTGGCCCAGCCTGTCCGATATGGTTTTAGGCTCTATACCAGCTTCAAAGAGTAGGCTTGCGTGTGTATGTCGTAGGCTATGTACGCTGAATTGTTTCAGCTTGTGTTTACTAATAAATGTTTTCAAATCTTCTCTAAAATTACCAAAATCGAAGTAACCACCAACGGTGTTCGTTATGACTATATTTCTTGACTTGATTCCATTTTTAAAAAACGTTTTTTTCTGCTCTAGCTTCCAATCTTTTAAAATCTGTACCGTGCTATCGTCCAACGAAATCGTCCGTGTGCTACGTTTGGTTTTAGGTGATTGGACGGACAGTCTACCATTGATGGAAACAAGCGTCCTGTTAATTGATATTGTTTTATTTTTAAAATCAATATCAGACCATTCTAGTCCAAGCAATTCCCCTCGTCTCAATCCAGTATAGGCCAGTGTGTGCCATGCAGCATACAGGACAGGTTTGGCATCTTCCTTTGCAAGCTTGAGAAATTTATTTAATTCCTCTTTAGTAAGTGCGATTTTTTCTTTCCGTGCGTTCTGCTGTTTAGGCCGTATGATCCTATCAACTGGATTGGTCTGGATAATATCAAGATGCATAGCGTACTTAAATACTCGATTGACGATTGATAGATAATTCAAATAAGCTACATATTTCTTGCTTAAATCTATGACAATCTTTTGCATCATGGCCACGGATACACTCTCTATTCGGACATCTTTAAAATGATGTTCTACGAGGGCTTCAAGATAATTTTTTGTATTCTGGTATGTTGTGGGTTTCACAGTCGTTTCATAGCTCTCCAGCCACAGATCAGCTACCTCTTTAAACGTAGGCTTGCTGGAGTGATCTGTAAAACCATTCTCTTCCACAGATAGCAGTAGTTCACGTTCTGCTTTCTTTGCTTCTTTCTGCGTTTTAAACCCTCTACGGGTCGTGCGCCTTTGCTTGCCTGTAAATGGATCAACACCAAGATATGCTTGGAGCATATATCTAGTCTCTCCATCTTTAGTTAAATATTTCTTGATCATGACAACATCTTGATATTATGCTATACTATGTATAGATTTCAATATCTTTCCTATCTACCGTCCCATTTTTCGGGGCGGTTTTTTGTTTTACATTAAACTAAAAATAAAATGCAGTAGTGGGATTAGTAGCAAGATAATCACGATTAAACAACCTAGACTACTAAGAGATTGTCCACACCCTTGCAGAGCAGTACCGCAACCGTCGAGAGTATTTCCCACTTGCGTGGCTTTGCTATTCTCTACTTGGCTTTCATAGTCGTAAAAGATTTGTTTCACTTCGTCTGGTTCAAATCTAAACCCACATTTCGGACATCGCTGAGTGTGGAATGTTAAGATAATGTCATTCTTACAGTGTTCACATTTCAATTTTAGTCTTGCATTTTCTAAGTCCATAATAATCTCCTAACTAATTAGTGATATGTAAGCGTAAATAATATGTCAAAACGGAAGCTCTTCGCTCTCTATTTTTTCAATATCCCAAGCTTTTAACAAACCTTGGAAAAAATAGGATGACTTACCTCCACAATCGGGACAGTATCGAGAATTTCCTGCTAATGATTTACCACAACCTTTTTCTAATTGATCTTGTATAGGGATTGAATGCCCCCAGACATCGTAATTATCTCCGCAATTTCCCAAGCAGATATTTCTTACGTAAACACCACAGACATTGCAAAATACACAGCCGTTCAATTCCTCATTTCCACATCGAGGACAGGAATTTGGAAAGCCGTCTTCGTCCAAGGGATATTTATAATAGCGCATACGTTCCTCTTCTCTTTCTCTATTATCTAAGTAAGCATCTAATGTGCTAGATCCTTTACGCTGTTCCGTAGAACATATGTGACAATAATTAGAATTTCTATTGATTTTGCTGTAACAAGTTTGGCAAATCCTTGTTGACTGAGAAGTATCGATATATTTTGCAAAACGGTTCTCAACGTCATGCCCATCCTTGACAAGGCCGAAACTACTCATCGATTTTAAATTGCCAATGACATAATTTGCTACAGAGTATGAAACTTGAAATACAATACGAATAAAACGAGCATCCATCTGATGAAAAAATAGACTATAGTTTCCCAACACAGGAAACGGGACGAGCAAATGCTTTGCGAAAAAATTCGCTTCTTTTTCAAAAGTGTTATACTCGTCCTCTGTTAGATTGTATCGAGACAATATGGTTTTTTCTGTCTTCTCATTGTGTTTTAGTACATAATGTCCCAACTCATGAGCAATAGTAAATCTAATTCTTTCTTTGTTTGTTATTGTATCGTTGTAAAGTAGTATATAAGTATCCGTTGCCGTCTGATACCACAAAGCACCGTCTTCGCTTTGCAAAAGTTCACAAACCTCTTTTAATTTAAGTTTCCTATCACGAGCGAACCTTGTGTATTTTATCAAATGGAGATTGTCAATTTTGTTTATAATATCTAAAAGATTAATTGGCAAACGGCCATTGCTATATTTGTCTAAAAAATCATAGGCTGATTCTTTAATTTCTTTGTAATCTATGTTGTTAGAAATTGTGATCGTCTTCGTCACCTCCACCCAACACATCTTGAAATGTCAGTTGCATTAACTGGATTAATCTTTCTTGATCTTCAACGCTTAAAGATTTGGCCTTGCGCTGAATTGCTCTAAATTGAGGAGTTTCAGTTTCATCTTCTGACGGTTTAGATAAATCTTTTGTCATTAGTTCAGACAATGAAATATTAAAGATTTTGGCGATATCGTTTAATACACCAGCTTTTGGAGTATATTTCCCTTTTTCCCATTCACTAACGGAAGAAGAACTTTTTCTGCCTAATCTGTTAGCTAGGTCAATCTGTTCCATTTTATATTTTTGACGCAAAAGTTTAAGATTGGAAGCAAAATAGTTTTGTTTTTGTTCCATGACGTGAAATCCCCTTCGTATTTTCTTTACTATATAATATCACTTTTTCCGAACACACACAAATAAAAAGAGAAAAAAATTTCGAAAAAAATGAAACAAAAGACTTGACTTCAGAAAAACCGAAGTGTATAATGGAATCAAGATCAAGAAAGGAGCTGTAAATGGCAAACACACTAAAAACGTTGCGTCGATTCCGAGGAATGACGCAAGAAGAGTTGGCAAAAGCGACAGGAATTACATCTCGGACTATCATGAGTTACGAGAATGATGTAGAAAAACTCCGAAAAGCAAGCTACGACACAATTGATAAGTTAGCGAATGCTCTAAGTGTTTCTGTCGATGATATTTTTTTGGATGACGTTTCGGAATTTCTGAAATTACCATCTTAACAATTAAAAAATGGAGGAAGTTAATGAACGAACTTATTAAAGTGACCGTGAATGACAATCACGAACCAGTTGTATCTGGCCGTCAATTACATGAGGCATTGGAAATTAAAACAGAGTATAAGAAGTGGTTTAGTCGCATGACTGAATATGGATTTAATGAAAACGAGGACTTTTTAAAGGTGACCCAAAAATGTCTCACCTCTTCAACAGGTCAAAATACGACAGACCACATCATTAAATTGGATATGGCTAAGGAAATTGCCATGATCCAACGGACGGACAAAGGTAAAGAAGTCAGACAGTATTTCATTCAAGTTGAAAAGGATTTCAATAGCCCAGAAAAAATTATGGCGCGTGCATTGCTTCTAGCTGACAAGAAAATTCAAAAACTTGAAACACAGATTGAAGCGGATAAACCTAAAGTTCTCTTTGCAGACGCAGTAAGTGCAAGTCATACATCTATCTTGGTAGGCGAACTTGCTAAACTCATTAGCCAAAACGGCTACAAAATCGGAGCCAATCGCCTTTTTGCTTGGATGCGTGAAAATGGCTATCTAATTAAGCGCAAGGGTTCAGACTGGAACATGCCGACACAACGCAGTATGGAAATGGGGTTATTTGAGATTAAGGAAACGAATATCCAGCATCCAGATGGTCATGTGACAATTACAAAAACAAGTAAAGTTACTGGGAAAGGCCAGCAATACTTTATTAATAAATTTTTGGATGACGATGTGGCATAAAGCAAAAAAGCACTTCACAAAAAAGTGAAGCGCTCACGAAAAATAACTAAATTGATTATAACACAGAATAGAGAGATAGACAATGATTGAAGAACTAATCAAAGAACAAATCAGAGAAATCTATCTTGAAGCGAAAGAGCAAGCCAAAAAGGAATTGTTACCAGTCAGCCAAGCAGAACTACAGGACATGTTTGGTTTTAGTAACGAATACTTAAAACGCTTGAAACGCAAGGGATTGAAATTTCGCAAACAAGGGAAATATACAATGTACGATTTAAACGATGTACATGAAATTTTGGAGTTAGAGAAGGAGACACAACATGTATAACGATATTTTGGCTTGCATGACAATCGCAGGAACATTTTTTGCAGCAGGATTCGCTGGGGCAGTTTTGGACTTTAAACGTGCGCAACGTAAGAAAGCCCGCAAAGCTAAACAAGATGCGATCATGCAACAGTATGAGGAAGATCTGCAAGAGAAATATAACGAAGGCTATCGAGCATCATTTATCGATCTTGCAGAAGCTCGCAAACACTCGCACTCAGACAACGATTGGAGCATGGCGGAAGCCTAGAAAGGAAGAAAAATGTTTCAATTGAGGTTTGACAGTATCGAAGAAGCTAGTGAGTATGCTTTATCCGATAAAGTGGTAAGTCTGCCACTAAGCACACAAGCGCTATTCCTACATATTGTGCTTAATGGAATGTTTGATGAAGAAAAGGTTTTGAATATTAAAGCCTTGGCCAGAGCGATCGGAGCATCAGAAGGGGATATAAGACTATTAACAGATGAAAAGTTTTATAAAGAAGTGAAAGGGGTAGCGGGTGAAAATAAATGAAGTGAAAAACAATACATTCTATCAACTGCCACAGTGGCTATTTGATCCAGAATACAAAGACATGAGCCTACGGGCCAAAGTGGTGTATGCGTTAATCTTCGATAGACGGTCTTTATCGTTAGAAAATAACTGGTACGACAAAAATGGCGATGTGTATATGTACTTCACAAATCAGCAAATGATGGAAAAGCTGAACTGTTCTGAAAAAACTATCATTTCTTCCAAGAAGGAATTGGAAAAATATGGCTTGATAAAAGAGGTAAGACAGGGTGTAAATAGACCTAATCGCTTGTACATCAACGGAACTGTAAAAATTACAGGTCAAGAACTGGAAAATTTACAGTACGGAACTGTAAAAATTACAGGTCAAGAACTGGAAAATTTACAGCCAATCAAGACTAATAATATCAAGACTAATAATAACCAGACTAATATCATCATCAAGGAGGATGATGAAAATCTAATTTTTAAAAAATTAAAAGAAGCCTTCGGTGAAATGCATGTCAATGGCACTATGGTTGAAGAGGTTGAAAGACTACTTCGACAGTACGGGAAAGAACTTGTAGTTTTGGCTTTAGATAAAACAATCCTAAATGCAGGTAAGTCTCTCAGATATACTATGTCAATCCTCCAACGATGGGACGGTCAAGGCTTGAGAACGGCTGAACAGATTAGGGTAGCTGACGAAGAGTACGAACGGAAGAAATCCAACAAGACTCAAGTTGATCCTTATGGAAATATTCCTTCTTGGTCCAATTTAAGACCAGAGAATCAGAAAGAGCCAGAGCCTGAAATGTCTGACGAAGAATATGAAAGACGGTTGAAGGAGTTTTTAGCCAGTGAATAAGATTGATTTTAAGAAAGTTAAGACTGACGGCAACCTATTTCGTGAATTTGAACGGTACATGAAAGGATATTTTAATACGCAGATTACAAAAAGACAGTTTTTGGATTTTGTAGATCTATGCGAGAATAAAAAATTCTATCTTAACCCGTTTCAGATGTGTGCATGGCTGCTCAACAAGTCTGTATGTGTGATTGAGGGCCGATGGTACGAGGCGAGAAGGACAAAATAAATGTTTTTTAGAAAAGCGAAAGAAATCAAAGAATTAAAGTCTTTACTTTCGATCTTTTACGAAAGAAACAAGATTCAGACGAATTTGATTAGAGTACATCTCAATACCAATCAACGGTTGAGGGAAGAAATTAAACGATTGAAAAAGGAGAGTAAGCTATGAATGAACGCTTAGAGCTAATATTAGCCTGTATCAGAGTAGGACGGGCGAATGTACTGACCACGCGCGACATTGCCAAAATGACGAACTTATCAGTCCGTAAGGTACGAGGTGGCATAGCAGAACTACGGCTTAACTACTCAGTGCCTATCGTGGCAAGCCGTTCACTTCCTCGCTGATATTATTTTGCGGAGAATGACGACGAATACACAGCTTGGGTCTTGCAGTACAAGAAACAGATCAAGACTGAACAGAAGCTACTTAACAGCTTGAAATCTACAAAATGGGATCACTACAAGAAAATCAAAAAGGAGATAAAACATGGCAACACTTTACGAACTAACCGGACAATTTCTTGACATCTACAATATGGACTTGGACGACGAAACAAAACTGGACACGCTGGATAGCATCGACTGGAACGAGGACTACGAAAACAAGGTAGAAGGCTATATCAAAGTCATTAAGAACCTTGATGCAGATATCGAAGCTCGCAAGAATGAAATTGACCGCTTGAAGAAGTTGAACGATGCGGACAAAGCCAAAAAGGACCGCATGAAAACCACGCTTGAAGAAAGCATGGAACTCACAGGACATGACCGAGTAGATACGACCTTGTTTAAGGTATCATTCAGACGATCTAAGGCCGTGGAGGTTGACATGGTCTTACTACCAGACGAGTACAAAAAAGTTGAATATAAGGCAGATAAGACGGCTTTAAAACGACTTCTAGCAGACGGGCAAGAAATTGCTGGGGCTACCTTGGTAGAAAATAAGAATTTGAGTATTAGGTAAGGAAAGATGAATAAATCAGAAACAATAACAGAGTTGAGCAAGGCTTTTGCCAAAACTCAAAAAGAGATGAAACAGCCTTTAAAAGATGCTAACAATCCATTTTTCAAGAGCAAGTATGTACCGCTTGAAAACGTGGTAGAAGCGATCGCGGAGTCAGCAAGTAAGAACGGGCTATCGTTCACACAGTACCCGTCCAGCGACGAAGCCGGAAACGTGACAGTAGGAACGCTGGTTATGCATGAATCGGGCGAATGGATTGAATATGATCCAATCAAGATGAAACCAGTCAAGAACGACCCGCAATCAATCGGGTCAGCAATCACTTACGCGAAACGGTACGCACTATCTGCGATTTTTGGGATCACAAGCGACCAAGACGACGACGGCAACGAAGCAACGCAAACGAAGAAGCAACCAGCGAAAAAAGCTAATGATCCAGTTATCTCAGTAGAGGAAGCCAACCGCTATTTGAAAGAGATAGCCACTATCGCAGAAGCGAAAGGGAAACAGGATGGCTCAATCGCTAAATGGTTCTTGCAACATCTAAACGTTGCGGATTACAAGCAGATTAAACAATCACAAGTGGAACAAGCAGAAATGCTGTTAGGTAAATTGAAAGGATAAACAATGTTAAACTCAGTAACCCTAGTTGGCCGTATGGCTGGCGATGCAGAATTACGCTACACGCCAAATAATCAAGCAGTGGCCACGTTTAGGCTCGCAGTCAATCGCCCTTTTAAAAATCAAAATGGCGAGCGCGAAGCAGACTTTATTAACTGCGTGATCTGGCGACAACAAGCAGAAAACTTGGCGAACTGGGCCAAGAAAGGGGCTTTGATTGGGATCACAGGACGTATTCAAACACGAAGTTACGAGAACCAGCAAGGCCAGCGGGTATATGTTACGGAAGTAGTCGCAGATAGCTTCCAGTTATTGGAAAGTCGCAAAGACCGTGAGGGTGGGCAGTCACAGGGATATAGTCATCCAGACTTTTCACGGCAGACACAAATGAACGCAAACCCTATGGACATCTCAGATGATGATCTCCCGTTCTAAAAAATCAAAGGAGAAAAATAATGCCAAATTGGGCCAAAGGATCTCTTAAATTAAGAGGAAGAAGCAAAAATATTTCATCAGCATTGAATGTTAGGACTTTAAGATGATCGAACTAATGATACCTATCGAGCCAAAAGCCCAAACCCGCCCAAAATTTGGGCGAGGTGGGGCATACGAAGACCCGAAAATGAAAGCGTGGCGCAGATCTGCTACATACCTAATTAAAAGTTTGTACAAGGGTGAGAAGCTACAAGGCTATCTCAAAACAGAAGTCACGTTTTATCTAAAAGCGCCTCAAATCGTATCAAAGAAACCTACACCAAAGGCCAAGGCCAAAACATGGGAACGATACGAACGATTTATAAATGAGCGAATATACTGCGCCAAGAAGCCAGATTTGGACAATCTGGAAAAAGCAATATATGACAGCATTTCAGATGCTAACTGCATTTGGTGGGACGATAACCAAGTCGTAGAACATAAAACCAAAAAGGTTTACTCGCCAAACCCACGAATTGAAATCAAAATTAAAAAAATTTAGGAGACAAACCATGAATAAAAAAATCATTTTAGCGACAGTCGCTACAATTGCAGCAGTTACTACAGCACAAGGAGTTAAAGCGGATGAGTTACAAGGAACAGCTACAACAGGAGATAGCACAAGCACAGTTACAACTGCAGGAGCTGGACAAACTGGAACAAGCCAAAATGAAGCAACGCAGACTGATAAACAACCAGTTACTGAAACTACAACTACAGAAACAGGAAGCACAAGCAACGATCCAGACCAATTGGGAAATGCTACACAATTTACAAAAAATGGGACCAATATTCAAGTAACCAATCCAGAAGTCGTACTAGACCAATCCAAAGGCACAGGTAAGTACCAAGGCTTCACGGTTGAGTATAAAAACGTGCATTTTCCAGATGATATGACGATCAATCAAGGCGACAAAGTGACATTTAACCTACCAGAAGAAATCACATTCCAAACGGCTTACGAGTTCGATGTAACCAATCCAGACAATGCGGTGGTCGGTAAGGCTTCAACAGATCCAGCAAGTCAAACTGTGACTACAGTATTTAACGACTACTTTGCAAACCACCCACTAAATAAGCAAATGAGCTTGAAGCTGGACGCCAAATGGACTGATAAAGTTGAGTCTGGCAAGCCAGTAACAGTTAACTTTAACGGTACAATCGTAAATGCTCAAATCGGAAAAGAACAAGAAATCGGTAAGGATGAGCTTATCTCAAAATGGGGAAGCCAAGACAAAGAAGATCCTACAACTATCAACTGGACAATTCGCTTGAACTATGCACGTAAGACGCTCAACTATGTCAAGATCATCGATGAAATGAGCGACAATCAAAAATTGGTTGACAATTACTTCGTTATGAACTACGTGGATAGCATTGATCCGTGGGTTGACAAAGGTTCTGCGATGGACTTGATTAAATCAATGAGTAAATCAGAGCATGGCTTTGAAATCACTATGGACCGTTTGGACCGTATGGTCTATATCTGGTATAAAACCAAACTTGTCAATGCTGTCAAAGATTCAACTAACCCAACTAATAAGGTTGAGTTAAAGGCAGAAAATGACGGTGCTACTTCGAAAAGTTCTGCTCACTTGGTCGGTGGGAAAGGTGATGCCAGCGGTGAGAATAAACCAGTTTGGGAAATTCCAAATGAAGCGCCTGTTTATGAGAAACCACCTATTGATATCAACGATATCCCGCTTATGCCTCCTGCCCCTATCGTAGAGATCCCAGAATACACAGAGCCTATTGGAACAGTTCCAAACGATGCACCAGTCCTTGAAAAACCTGAATGGAACGGTGGCACAGTACCATTTGATGCTCCTGTCTTGGATAAACCAGAGATCAATATTGAGGATATTCCAATGATGCCACCAGCTCCAGTTTTGGAAAAACCGGAATTGATTATCGACTTGCCAGAGCCAAAACGTGACGAACCAAAACCACAACCTAAACAAGATAAACCAAACACACCTACAGAAATCAATTCTAAACCGTCTAAAACGACCGTAGAGCCTCAGAAAGAGCAAGTGAATGTTATTTATCAACCGGCAGAAACAAACGCTCATACACTCCCTAATACGGGTTCTGAGAGTACCCTAATTCTTTCATTCGCTGGTATGTTCATCTTGGGCGGTATGGCACGAATTGCGTTAAAACGTGAGGGTGAATAATGTCACTAGTGGAAGAATTTTTTAAACAATATGACGAGTTGGCTGGTAAATACGAGAAGTACACTGAGGTATTTAAGAATCAGGGCGCAGAACGACCTGCAGAAGTAGCAAAATATATTTCTTTGTCGAGAAGAAAAAACGAGATGCCGTCTCCGATTTATTTGATTTATTTTGACGGATTGCTAAATGATGAATTTCTTTTAGAGTGTATGGACTACTATTTAGAAAATACCAAAAGGAAATCTAGGGCAGCGAAAGAAACAAGGGAACAATTCGCAGAAATGGATGACAATTCTAACAAAAGCATCATACTTAAAAAGCCAAGTAAGAGACGGATAGCAATAAAGGAATATTACATAGAACGCGCTTTAAAGCTAGGTCTTTAATTCAGGCTGGCAGACTCTAACAGGTCTGCTAGTCATACCTCACAAACAATAAAATAAGACACTGATGCGAAGCGAGTGAGGCGCTTCAAATTGAATCGTGATAAAACTACTGGTTTTATGCCTTAACACACGGTTCAAAAAAACTGTATATCAAACGATAAATAATAAAGGAGAGTCCTCTTTTTCACAAATTTACATACAAGTAAGTCTGATATACGCTTACGACCGATCAACATAAATACCATGGCATGGTAATGATGATAGTTCAGAGCAGTGTTGTTGATCCACTGCGGGTTATGACGGTTCGAGGGGTGGAAGTCTCGGAGGGTTCGACTCCTTCCATAATCTTTAGGACGGTTTTAGGACTCCTTATGATTTTTTTACATTTTTATTTCATCGCTATCGACCCGTCCCGATAGCTACCCGATGTTAGACTCCGAAGCGGTGCGATACCGCTTATCGGGTATTGCTCACTATAAAATTAGAAAGGCCCTCTAATCTAGTTTTTCTGAAAAAGGGGAGCAGAGCAACTCCCCTATTTTAGTAAATCAGATAGAGAATAATATGGAAATTGAATTAATCAAGCGATCAATTCGACTGGATCGACAGAGACTACAAGATACAAGCAGTGATCTGCTCATACAAAAAAATATTGGTAAAACAGCAGTGATTGGAAGCTCACGAGCGATTAAGGAAAGGATCAACAGAAAGTTTATGGAAATGGAAAAGGAATTAGTAACACTAACCAAGAAATGGTTTATTGACCGTGACCTTGAACACGGTGGACGATTAGACAAGCAGGCTTTGAAATTAAGTGAGGAATTCGGTGAATTATGTGCTGGATACCTCAAGCAGAATGAAAAGCTGACTAAAGATAGTATCGGTGATTGTGCGGTTGTTATTGTAGGGGCGGCATTACTGATTAAAGATGATGTACACGGTATTTTTGAAGAGTCTGATAATATTCGAAGAAAAGATGCGATGGAATGTTTTAAATTGCTGAATGCAAATATTTCAGAGTTTCAACTATCACAGGATTTAGCAAGTAAAGAAATGTGCCGGCATAATTTAGTACGTGCGGTGGCTTATCTTAAATCAATTAGTAAGGCACTCGGCTACGACTTTATAGATTGCTTCGAGGTGGCGTATAACGAAATCAAAGACCGCAAAGGTAAATGGATTGATGGAAGTTTTGTGAAAGAAGAGGATTTGCCAAATGAATGAATTAGATTTTTGCGAACACAAAAAATTCACAATTAGTTTTACAAATTTGAACGAAATCAAGTTTGTAGCGAATGATTTTAGTGAAGAAGAGTTGAAGAAAATTATTAGTCAGTTTAATAATGGAAACTTAATGAAGATTAGAAATATTTTTGTAAACCCCAAAAATATTAACTATTTTAAAATCGATGATTTAGGAGAGGATTTATAAAATGGATGATTGGACTAGAGTTTTACTATATGGAACTTTTGACGGGTTTACTTACTCAACAGATGATTTTCCACGAACCGTTGTGGTTTTGGATAGTGGCGAAAGAGTAGAAGTACCGGAAGAGTGCGTCGTAAGTGCAGATCGAATGATCAATAAAAACAAAATAAAATTGAAAGACGTCATCGCACGAATTAAGGAGCTAGATCTTGGCACTCAGAAAGTATGGCTCAACGAAATTTTAAATGAGCTGGGCAGTGACTATGGAACTTTGAAATATAAGGATGGATACGAGCAAGGAAAACTAGAGGGTGAATGGGTTGGTCGGCAATTAAAAGATGCTGAAAAAATTCGGCAAGAGTTAAATAAGCCAACAGTACCGCAGATCGTTGCAGACTATATCAAATATACTAAAGATGCTGAATGGGATCTGCAAGAAGCGATGGACGACGTGGCTTATGAAGATAATAAAGATCTCAGAAAATGGTTTAACAATAATATAGAACTCTTTGCACGAGCTTGGATTGACGGTTACACGGTCGAGAAAGAACCAAAGTACACAGTTAAGTGTAAAATTACTAAACAATACCTTTCTAATGATGAACTAGGTCCACATTTCGATCCAAATTTTAGATCTAATTTTACAAAATCTGATCTTGAAAAATTAGGTTTAGGTTGGGTGTTCGATTGCGAAGGCATGGAAGTTGAGAAGGTGGGAAAATGAATAAACGAGAATTAATTGAACACATTAATAACACATTATTTGATAATTTGAAAGATACATTTTTTACAGAACCTACATTTTCGATCACAGAAAGCGCAAAAGATAATAAAGTGGCAATAACGTTTGAAACCGAGCAGGTCGGTGTCCTTGTGGGCGGTATGTTGAAGAAATTTGAAAAAGTCACGATCCCGCAGTTTGCGGCGGATTTTATCGCAGAACAGAAAAAGCTAGGTCATACGCTGTCCTACTCAATAGATGCATCCATGTCTGATAGAGTTGCAGAATGGTATTGGGATAATTCCGAGCTCTTTGCCCGTGCTTGGTTGGATGGGTATGAAATCGAAAAGGAAAAGCGGTATTTGGTGAAGATTAAAGGTAATGTTTCCGAAAATATTTTGGTTTTTGGTCTTGTAACACAAGTGTATTTTTTCTCAAAAGATAACCGCAATAGTAAATGCAGACAAACAACTCACACCCGCAATGAGTTAGAAATATCCGGATTTGGTTGGGTGTTTAATTGTCCGGGGGTTGAAGTAAAGGAAATGAAAGAATGATTCCAAAATTTAGAGCGTGGGATAAAGAAACGCAAACGATGCTAGATGTTCCTTTGATAGATTTTAAGAAAAACGTTTTAGTAGGTGAGCATTGGGAATTTGGTGAAACAATTTTCATAAATTTTGATGATATTCATCTCATGCAATCCACAGGCCTCAAAGACAAGAACGGCAAGGAAATCTTTGAAAAAGATATCCTTGATTATAACGGTAGAAAGGTCATTGTTAAATGGCACGGATCTTATGCTAGTTTTATTTACGAGTTTGTAGATGAGTTGCAAAATAGAACAACAGAATGGCAACCACTATATCTCTCTTATTATCACTTTGAAGTTATCGGCAACATTTACGAAAATTCCAAATTGCTGGAGGTAGAAGAATGACAAAAACTATAGAATTGCCAGAATACTATTCACCATTTGGAGAGAATGCACGTTATGGAACTCTGGAAGAACTGAAAGAACTGTTACTCTATAAACGAATTGTGAAATGGGATAAAGAGTTTCTGCTACTCGAAGATGGCACAAAGGTCACTATTGAAACGTCTGAAAGTGACTGTTGTGCCTCTGCTGGAGGAGAATTCCAAAATGTGAAACTTGACGCAGTAATTACAGATGTCAAAATCGGAGAACAAGCAAGAGAAGAAGACGATTGGGGAACAACTACCAGTACAAACACGGTTACTATTTATCATAACCAGAACCCGATAGCTCTAGCTGAATGCGAGGCTGATGACGGGAATGGTGGCTTTTATTATAGCGTGGGTTCTCTAGTTATCGGAAATATCCATTTTCCAGTAGTTGATGCTTGATAATCAGTTTTTAGGGAAGGAGCAACAAAATGAGACCAAACAGATATCCATATACTAAGAATCAGTGGGAAGAAGAAATAACACTAGTGTGTTTTGGTGATGACGGCCATCTTGAAATGAGAAATGAGCGAAATAGAATTACAGGCGAGGTGAAGAAATGAATTACAAAGTAACAGCAAACGGTAAAGAAATAGAGTATGGTGCATTAGTTGAAAAATCACGTTTTTCAGACGAAGAATGGTCTGCTATTTATGCTGAGATCGTTAAACAAAATCAACCAGAAGTTTTTGAACGTAAAAAGTTAGACAGTGATTACATCAATGCATTTGGTGCTCTAATTGCTCTTGAAGAACGTTATGAAGCGTTGCTTGAATTGTTGCCGCAGGATGAGTTCTCTTACGCTGGCACGCATCCAAAATGGGTAGCTGATGCAGTCGCAGAAAATACCTTAAACAAGTCGGATGTGATCTGCGATGTATCTGATATGATTGAAAGATGCGGAAATATAGAAGAATTGAAAAATGAACTAATAGAGTATTTCGGAGTAGACCAATGACCCTACAAAACTTTATTTATTTACTATTCTCACTGGTCTGGATCTCTGGCTTGATTTGGGCTGGTGTGATTGCTTTTAAGAGTAGAAAGGGGAAGCGATGAGTTTAGATAATATCCATATACCAATACGAGCAAACAGAACTCTATCTATTGCCCAAATAAATGGCAAGCTAGAGATAGCTGTACTTGGTATGGATGATTTATTTGTTACTGATTCGTACTTTATTAATCTGTACGATGCAGTAAAACCTTTTAATGATATACATGATTTAAAGGATATCATTGACCAAATTTTAGATGTGGAAGGTATGCTATGACTAAACTATTTTACACAATCCTCACATCAGTATCGTTAGTATTTCTGATCGTGTGTATTAACTTAAACTCACGGATTGAAAGTCTTAATAAACGTGTGAGCGATCTGGAATGGACGGTGCAAGAACATGAGTTATCTATCCAGCGCATGGCTGAGAAGAATAATGCGCAGGATGTTATTTTAAATAAATTAAACAGCGAGTATCAGATGCGCGAGAGACAACGTGCGGAGGAAATGAAAGAGGTAGCAGAATTGAATGGAGTGGGTGGATAAAAATGATTAGAGCTAAACTATTTGAGAGTAAGAAGATAGGCAGTAAATTTATGACCGCTGCTGAACAAGTGGAAGAATTTATTAATCACAATTCGATTGATAAGGTTATCAGCACTGTCAGAATTCAAGACGAACAATACGAGGAACATTCATACCTTAAACAAACTTATGTCACAGAACTACTACTTATCTATCGTGAGGGCAACGAATGAATATAGCAAGTAGACTATCTGCATTAAAGTATATTGATATTAAAATCAAGTCCAAACGGCAGGAGATCGAAAACCTCAAGTCTGCTATTTTAAAGGGGCAGGTCTATTCGGACGAACCGAAAGGCAGTAAGCGTGGAAATGCCACAGAAGATTTAAACATTAAAATAATAGACGGGGCTGAAAAGATTCGTGCTGAGATTAACCAGCTCATGGAAGAACGCACGCGCCTTATTAATGCCATCGAGGATTTAGATGACCCATTGGAAAATATCGTGTTGAGATTAATGTACGTTAATGGCTACTCATGGCAAGAAACCAAGAGAGAATTAAATTATTCTCATGCGACAATCCAAAGAGCGAGAGCGAAAGCGATTGAACATTTAGTTATTAAAGATGAACCAACATTTAACAAATGATACACACGACCTGATAATATAGTATACAGAAAGAGATTCGTAAGGCAGCAGAGACGTTCGCAAGCCTAATTGTTTTGTCTCCTTATTTAGTACCAATGATCTGCAATAGCTTTGTGGATCTCTTTTGTTATTTTAAAAGGTGATAATATGAGACCACAGAAGTTAACGATGTCAAGAGGTAAGCGAGTCTTATCTGATTATGGATCAAGGCAAGACGAATACGCTGAATACAATCGTATGCGATGGAAGTATGATCGTGAAGCCAAAGCGTTTTATAATTCGAAAGAGTGGAAAGCATTATCTCGATTGGTTCTGTTAGAGAATGATTATGTGTGTGAGTATTGTGGAGACGAAGCAACAATGTCAGATCATGTGATTCCATTGAAAGCAGATTGGAATCGAAGATTAGATAGAACAAACTTAAAAGCAAGTTGCAAAAGATGTAATGATAAGAGAGCAATTCTCTATCGCAACAATCTATTGTGATTGTCATTAGTGTCAACCAACCGAACCCGACTGCGGGTGTTGGGTGAACGAAAATAAAAAGAAATGGGGTTAATGTTCGGAATTTACCCCCGCAATTTTATGAACGGGGCCATATGGTTCGTGATTTAAAGGACGCGGCCTCTTTTGTACGAAAAATTCCGTTTTTAAAAAGTCGTTTCAGTAAAGGAGGTGTCAAGATGGGACGAAAAATGAAGCTGGTGGCAACAACTAAAAGCCATTTAACCAAAGAAGAGAAGATCGCACGCAAAAAGATTGAGGACAAGGCTTCTGATGGCTTGGACGCATTGCAGATCACACCACCAAAACACTTCGATGCGATTGCAAAAGCAGAATACAAGCGTGTGATTAATGATCTGCGAAAGCTACCCCTCAGAAATTTAGATCGAGCGATTTTAGAGACCTATTGCACTTGGTATGCGGTTTATAAGGAAATCTCTCGCGGATTGCAAAAGGAAGGGTACGTATACGAGACTAGCAGTGGTAAAGTCTTACCGAATAAGATGCTATACAGTCTGGAACGTGCGACTACTAACTTAACACGGGCAGCATCACAACTTGGTTTGACCGTGGACAGTCGGATGAAATTGTATGTTCCACAAGTGGAAGAAAAGAAAACCAGTATATTTGATAAATTTGGAGGATAACACCTCCTTTTTATTTTAGGCCGTTGGTGTAGAGGTAACATGACAAGCTCCAACCTTGTAGTCGTGGGTTCGATTCCTACACGGTCTGTATTTTGTCGGAAAGGAGGATGAAAACAATCGTAGATAAGAAATATCAAGATGTTGCTTATAAGTACGCTAAGGAAGTGCTGGACGGAAAGCGTAGAGTGAGTGCGAAAGTCTTTAAGGCTTGCAAGCGACACATGAGAGATTTGGAGAATATCCCCAATAGTGATTACGACTACTTTCCAGATATGGCGCAGAACCCGATTGATTTTATTGAAATCCTCCCAGACGTTAAAACTGGTAAACCTTATCCATTAGCTGAATTTCAAAAGTTTATCATCGCCAGCTTATACGGTTGGCGCAGAAAATCAGATAAGACTATCAGACGTTTTAGAAAAGCAATGATCTCACTTGCCCGTAAGAACGGTAAAACGATTCTTGTGGCTGGTATCTTGCTTTATGAATTTCTGTTTGGTAGGAATCCAGCAATGTCCAGACAGTTATTTTGTACAGCAAACGATAAAACGCAGGCAAAGATAGCATTCGAGATGGCACGTAAGCAGTTGGATGCATTGAGGGCGCAAGATGAAGATGTCCGAAAAGCCACTAAACGAGTGCGTGAGGAATTGCGCAATTTGGTAGATGAATCTTATATACGACCACTTTCACGAGATACGGGGGCAGTCGATGGATTTGAACCTTATGTTGGTGTGCTAGATGAGTTTGCAGCATCTAAAACGAATGAAATGATCGAGCTACTCGAATCTGGTCAAGGGCAGTTAGATAATCCATTGATTTTGATTATCTCAACCGCTGGATTTGATTTGAATGTACCAATGCACACAATCGAGTACCCATACATCGAACGGATTTTAAATGATGAAATCACAGATGACGGTTACTTTGCATTTATTGCTGAACAAGACAATGAAGAAGAAATCAAAGATGAAGCAAACTGGATTAAATCAAACCCTATTTTAGAAGTTGAAGCACTCTACGATAACATGATTGACTATTTAAGAACACGTAGGAAAGTATCACTTGAAACTGGCACAGTTAATGAGGTGCTGGTTAAGAACTTTAATATGTGGAGACAATCATCAGAAAGCTCATATATGGATAAATCGAGCTGGCAACAAGCTAAACTCGATGAAAAGCCAAACACACGTAAGCGTAGGGTTTGGATTGGTGTCGATGTTGGTAAGGTTAACGACTTATTCGCTATATCCACGATGGTCCAGATGGACGACTATTGGTTTTGCGATAGTTTCTCCTTTGTAGCTACTAAATATGGACTAGTTGCTAAAGAGAAACGCGATGGTGTCTCTTATACGAATTTAGAACGTATGGGGGAATGTGAGATCACAACGCTTGAAAGTGGTGTGATTGATGATGAGCGTGTCCTTGAGAAGTTGGAAGAGATGATCTATATGAACGAATGGGAATTACAAGCGATATGCTTCGACCCATACCAATTTAGCTCATTGATTGCGATGATTGAGAAACGGCATCCAGAATGGCCATTGATCGAAGTCAGACAAAACACAATGGTTTTGAATATGCCTACTAGACAACTGCGAGATGAAGTCTTAAAAGGCACAATCAAACACGCTGGGAATCAGTTGCTTACTATGGCTATCAATAATGCGCGTGTCAAAGTCGATAATAACGGTATGCGTATTGATAAAGATAAAAATAGCAATAAAATTGACCCACTAGATGCTTTACTAGATGCTTATGCAGTGTGCTACCTTGAACCATTTGACGGGTCTGGCTACTGGACGAACGAGAAAATATTGGGAGGAGGTAGCCTATTTTGATCTTACTTAAATATATACACACAATCCTATTGCTGATCGGCATAGGGTTTTTAATTTACGGTCTATTTTTAGTCAATCCAGTGGTTGGATTTATCTCAACTGGATTGATCCTAATTATTTTAGCGATCTATATTGATCGAGGAGGTGCGCAATGAAGAAACGAATCAAAAAGAAATACGAGCTACTGGAACGTATTGAGTATTTAGAGAATGACTTCTTTAAATTTACGCAAGACACAGTAGATGTCATTGAAGTTTTAGGAAATCGGATTAAACAACTCGAACGTAAGCATAAAAAACATTGATTTCGATGGATAGAAAGGAGGTGAGATTATATGAGTTTCTTTCAACCATTGGGATCAACCAAACCCTCTTACGATGATTACATTTCTTCCGTGTTATCTGGCAACTACTCCCCAGAGTACACAGGAATTTCTGCATTAAAGAACAGCGATATCTTAACCGCAGTCACCATCATCGCTGGAGATATCGCACGATTCCCGCTATTAAAGAAAGACTTTACGGGGAATATCGAGCAAGATGCAGATTTGAACTATCTCTTAAATGTTAAATCAACTGGTAACGTGTCAGCACGTACATGGAAATTCGCCATGACCGTTAACGCGATTCTAACAGGGAATTCGTTTTCTCGAATCTTACGAGATCCTAATACTGATAAGGCGCTTCAATTTCAATTTTACAGGCCGTCCGAAACGACTGTAGAGGAAACGGACGACCACAGACTGATATATACCTTCCGTGACCGTTTAACGGGTAAGGCGATTGAATGTAAAGCAGAAGATGTCATTCATTGGAAGTTCTTTAGCCACGATACCATTTTAGGACGGTCTCCACTACTTTCCCTCGGGAGTGAGATCAGTCTGCAAGATGGTGGGCTGAATACATTAATTAAATTCTTCCGTGATGGTTTTTCTAGCGGAATTATCAAGCTAAAAGGCGCTCAGTTGAATGGTGAAGCCCGCAAAAAAGCCCGTATGGACTTTGAGAAAATGCGTGAGGGTTCAACTGGTGGCAGTCCATTAGTATTTGACGATACGCAAGAGTACACACCACTAGAGATTGACACGAATGTCTTGCAACTAATTACATCTAATAACTTTACGACTGCCCAGATTGCGAAAGCCTTGCGAGTACCGAGTTACAAATTAGGTGTGAATAGTCCTAACCAGTCTGTAGCACAGTTGGCTGAGGATTATGTAGCGAACGACTTGCCGTTTTATTTTGATGCAATCACTAGTGAACTTGCCCTTAAAGTGCTTGGCGATGAAGAACGCAAACTATTTAAGATCGAGTTTGACACTCGAAGCGTAACAGGTCGAAACGTGGATGAAATCACGAAGTTGATTATCAACCAAGTCATCACACCCAACGAGGGGCGCGTGGAACTTGGTAAAGAGCGTTCGTCTGATCCTAACATGGATCGTTATCAATCCAGCTTGAACTATGTCTTTTTGGACAAGAAAGAAGAGTACCAAGCAATGAAAGGGGGTGAGAATGAAAATGGCAAAGAGAATCAAGATGAAAGGGCCACTAATTCCGAATAATAGCCAAGAAGCCTACGACTACTTTGGTTTGGAAGCGGTAAGTGCTAAATCTATCACAGATGCCTTTCCAGAAGACAATGGCGACATCGTTTTGGAAGTTAATTCAAACGGTGGACTTGTCACGGTTGGTAGTGAAATCTATACAGCTTTAAAAAGCTATTCTGGGAATGTAACCGTAGAAGTGACTGGAATGGCTGCGAGTGCTGCAAGTGTAGCGATTATGGGTGCTGATAAAGTTCTTATCAGTCCAACAGCACAGATCATGATCCACAAGGCGCTTTATGGTTATGTATCTGGCAATAGTGATGATCTGGATAAAGCATCTAATGCGCTAAAATCAAGTGATCGAGCTATCGTTAACGCTTATGTAGCTAAAACTGGTTTATCAGAAGAAGAAATTCTTGACATGATGAGAAATGAAACCTATATGTCAGCTAGTGAAGCAGTTGAAAAGGGATTTGCGGATGAAGTGATGTCCTTTGATGATGTCGGAGCAGTGGCAAGCCTAGAAAATGGATTGTTACCGCAAGCGGTTATTGATGACTTCTACGCTAACCGTAGCAAGCGTAAGTCAGAAATTAAAAATATGCTACGAGAAATTGAAAAAGAAGAATTACTCAAAGGGCTTTAAGCTCTTTTTTTAATACCGAAAGGAGAAATAAAGGTATGTATACAGAAAAAATGAAACAGATTAAAGCGCTAATTGCAAAAGCTAGCGCAGAAATCGCTGCTAAGACAGAAGAATTAAAATCTGCCCTGAATACTGAAGATCTTGAAAAAGCGCGTGCACTTCGCGTTGATATTGATGCTTTGAAATCTCAAAAAGAAGAAGCTGAAAACGACTTGAAGTCTTACGAGCTTGCAGAAGCTGGTAACGATGAAAGCGAAGCTGGTAAAGCTCATAAAGTAAAAGCAGAAACTAAATCTTACCGTGAAGCAGTAAATGAGTACATCCGTACTAAGGGTGCGAAAGCTGATGCGCAGTTGAAACTTGAAGGAAAAGACCTTCTTATCCCTATGAATGAAGCGGTAAATCCAACACAAGATGGATTGAAAAAATCAAACACTGAAAAAGTAACTAGCAAGGAAATTGTTACTACTCCAATGCGCGAAGTTAAGACAATCCTTGACCTTAAACAATTCGCGACTATCCATAAAGCATCTAAAGGTGAAGGCTCTTACCCAATCTTGAAGAAAGCTACATCTAAGATGGCCAGTGTTGAAGAATTGGAAAAGAACCCAGCTCTTGCTAAACCAGAATTTACAGGAGTTGATTGGAAAGTTAAGACTTACCGCGGTGCTATTCCATTGTCTCAAGAAGCTATTGACGATGCAGATGTTGACCTTTTGGCAATTGTTGCAGAAGCAGCTAACCAAATCAAAGTCAATACTACTAACGATGCGATCGCTACTGTATTGAAAGACTTTGAAGCTAAGACTGCTGCTGATTTGGATGCAATCAAGGAAATCTTGAATGTGAACCTTGATCCAGCTTATAACGTGTCATTTGTTGTTTCTCAAACGTTCTACCAAAAATTGGACACTTTGAAAGACAAGAATGGTCGTTACCTTCTTCAAGATTCAATCGTTTCTGCATCTGGTAAAGTCTTCCTTGGTCATCCAGTATTCGTAGTATCAGACGAAGCGTTTGGAAGCGCTGGTGAAGCTCATGCGTTTATCGGTGATATCCAACGCGCTGTACTCTTTGCTGATCGTCAAGAGCTTGGTCTTCGCTGGACTGATAATGAAATCTACGGTCAATACTTGCAAGCAGTTGTACGCTTTGATGTTAAAAAAGCAGATGCGAAAGCTGGTTACTTCGTTACTATGCCCTAATACTCCCCCAACTAGCGGGGGTGTCTCACGGTCTGCGGTTACTCTAGCAGTACCAACCGCAAGTAGCACCAAAGCCGACATCATGGCTTATCTCGATAGCAAAGAAATCACGTACAGTTCGTCACAAACAAAAGAGCAACTACTTGCCTTGATTGGAGCGTGATAGCATGGCTGTAACGGATTTAGAAGATGTAAAGCTTTACTGTAAGATTGATTTTGACTTTGAGGATCAAATGCTTGAAGAAATGATTGATGCTGCAGAAGATGAAATCTGTTTTGCTATTGGCAATGATGTAACTCCTCAAGAATTAGCTAAATATGCTAAGTTTACGCTTGCAGTTAAAAAGCAGGTAAAAGAGGAATACGAGCATCGTGGCTTGTCTGCTGACACACAACGTCATGGACTGGCAAACGGTGTACTTAATATTATCCATCAATTAAGAACACGGAGGGAACTCGATGATAACAAGAAAGATGAATCACAGAGTAACATTCTTCCGTGAAATCGGAGGTCAAAACGAAGATGGTGAGGTTGTCTCTCCATATCGCAAAAACCTCTATACTTGCTGGGCAGAGGTCGCTAAGACTTCCTTGAAAGACTTTCAAGAGGGAGCGAATCAGACGGCCAACAAGAAAGCTAAAGGGATTGTTTCTTCAAGTGAGTTGAAAACTTTGTACATTCGTCATAATCCACAACGACCATTTGATAGCTCAGATCATGTTGAATTTAACGGGTTTGAATATGATATCGTATCGGTCGATGTGGATGAATCATCATTTGACATGGATAAGATCAGCATTAAGAGGCGCACATGACAAAAGGTCTGGATCAGATTTTATCACGACTGAATGAATTGCAAGTTAAAGCTCCGAAAGCTGCACGATCTGCGGTTAAGGAAGCAGCAGATGAAACGGAACAGATTTTGAAAAGAAATACTCCCGTTTATTACGTTATGGATAATGTCCATGCCAAAGATGATACGAAAGTCACAGGTTTTAAAGGTGGTGACCACGGTTTGATATCAAAAGATATTGGCTTCGGTCGTGCTACAGGCTGGCGGATACACTTTCCAGACGATGGTACAAAATACCAAAAAGCACAAGGTTTTGAAGAAAGAACAATTAATGAAGCAACACCAATTGTTAAAGAAATATACGCAACTAAAGTAAAGGAGGGATTGGGATTGTGACAGTAGAAACAATAGCTTATAAGTTATTAAGCAATGATGAAGAACTGAATAGCTTACTCGATAAGCTACGAGGGAAGAAATTTGGCCTTGGATTTAAGCAAGGCATTTTTACTTACGATATCCCAGAGCGCCCTACAAACGCTTTGAGTAAGGAGCTTGCTCCCTTCATGCGTATCTATCCAACCTATGAGAATGATGTTGAGTTTGCAGATGATAAAGCCATCTCGACTGAACACAGGATCACAATCAACTATTGGTGTTTAAATGCAAAGCAGTCTGAACAGATTGCTGAATTGATGGATAAGATTTTAGAAAGTAACGGTTTTGAACGTTACACAACAAATGAACTGCCAAGATACAGAGATAACGATATTGACTTACTAGTGAATGTAAGAAAGTATCGTTTTTTTGATTGGCAATTGGAAAAATTAAGAAACGAGGATTAATGAATGTCTAAAGTTAAATTTGGATTGCGTGGATTTGAATTTGGTGAAGTAACATCAGAAAATAAAGTCCCTACAACTATGAAATTGACTGGTATGAAGTCTGCTAAGATTAATATCACGAACGAACTTGTAACGATTGCTGCCGATGATGGGCCATACGTAGTATTGTCATCTGGTATCACTGGTACACAATTGGAAATTTCAGTGCTTGACTTGCTTACAGAAGCACGTAAAGTATTGTACGGTATCGAAGTTAAAGACGGTATGGAAGTCTACAACAAGAACCTCACTCCTAAAGATGTGGCTTGTTGCTTCCGTACTTCTACAGAAGATGGTAAAGCTATCTGGATCGGTCTCCTTAAAGGTAAATTCTCTCTTCCTGGCATGGAAACTGAAACCAAAGACGGTTCACCAGCACCTAAAGAAGACAGCGTAACAGGTAACTTTGTAGCGCGTGGTGACGATGAAAACGGCGATGTAATGATCATCGCTCGCGAAGATAACCCAGCATTTAATTTGGAAAAATTCCGTGCTGCAGTCTTCCCAAAGTCGTAAGTGCCGCACCAGCATCGTCTGTAGGCGCAGGATAACAACTTTCTAAGCATGGATTTTATTTCCATGCTTTTTATTTTTATTTAAAGGAGTAGGAAATGTACACAATCAAGCTAAAAATCGGTGGAGTTGATAAAGAATTTACCAAAGAATATATCAATGTGGAGGATAACCTCCTTGCAACTGAGCAAAACGTGCGACAATCAGCACTTATCCAAGACCCTAAGAAAGCGAATGATCCAAAAGAAAATCGCAAACTTAATGAAGCATATCTCAAAATGTTTGTGGATATGTTTGGCGGTCAATTTAAAGTTGAAGATTTGAAGCAAGCAGATATCGCGATTTTAAAAACACTTGAAAAAATTTATCTCGCAGCGCTTGGGATTAAAGAAGAAGTGATCGAAGACCTTGAGGGTGAAGACGAAAAAAAGGGATAAGCCCAAAAGAAGCGCGTGACAATCTCTTAATCTGGTTTCAAGAGTTGATGCAACAAGGCTATACGATTCTTGAAATTAAACAGATGCGACTGTCTGACTTTGATTTAATGGTTAAGGCCTTTGAAACGAAGAAAGAAGAATCAGAGAAAGAGACCACGCTTGATAAAGCATTTCCGCTTTTATTCGGTTAAGAAAGGAGGATAAATGTCTAGTAATTTAGGTGAATTAGTAGCAACAGCATCTCTGGATATCCAACCATTCATTGGGAACACCAAGCAACTAAGCTCTTATATGCGTGGTCTGGATCGTTCCTTATCTGCGATGGAAAAATCCTTTAAAAATGTTGGTAAAGGCGGTAAGAATATCGCAGGAATGAAAACCGTATTGGGTGAAACTGCGAATAGTATTAAAGCTTATGAAGGCATTTTGAAGCAACAGACGGATCACTATAACAATCTAAAATCAAAGATTGGTGATTTGAGTAGTGCGAGTGCTAAAAACAAAGAAGATTTGTTAGGCGCACGTAATGCAATGTTGCAGACGGCTACGACCTTATCAGATTTGAGGGGGCGGTATGCTGACCTCACTAAAGAAATCAATATCCAGTCCAGTAAATGGACACAAGTCGGTGATAGCTTGCATTCATTCGGATCGAAGATGCAGGGCATTGGCAAGAATATGCAAAGTGTTGGATCGACACTCACGAAAGGTCTGACTGTACCACTACTTGCTGGCGCTGGTGTAGCGGTTAAGGCTGCGATTGATTATGAGAGTGCGTTTGCGGGTGTTAAAAAAACAGTGGACGGAACTCCACAGCAATTCGCACAACTATCTACCAGTATCCGTGAGATGGCCAAAGAAATGCCGTCTAGTGCGGTTGAAATCGCACACGTAGCAGAAGCAGCAGGGCAGTTAGGTGTACCAATTGGAGCGATTAAAGACTTTTCCAAAACGATGATTAATTTGGGAGTATCTACAAACCTAAGCTCAGAAGAAGCTGCATCGTCAATCGCTAAAATCGGTAACATCATGCAAGTGTCTGGTAAGGACCTTGGCACATGGTCTGGACACTTTGGATCGGCCGTGGTAGATTTGGGTAACCATTTTGCCACAACTGAACGCGATATTGTCGAAATGACAAACCGTTTAGCAGCGGGCGGTAAGCTAGCTGGTTTGACTACACCAGAAATTCTTGGCCTTGCTACTGCTATGAGTAGTGTGGGTATTGAAGCAGAAGCAGGGGGAACTGCGATGAACCAGACCCTTACTGGTATCGGTAAGGCAGTGGCTGGTGTAGGTAAGGGTGCAAGCTCTAAACTAAAACTTATCGCACAGACTGCAGGTATGACCGCAGAAGAATTCTCTCAGGCTTGGAAACAGAAACCAGCGGAAGCATTGCAAGCATTTATTAAAGGCTTACAACGTGCGCATGATGAAGGCAAGAACATGGACGGTATCCTTTCAGATTTAGGTATGAAAGGTATTCGTCAAGGGAATATGCTGAAATCTCTTGCTTCTGCATCAGACAAGATGAGTGAGGCAGTCAGTCGCTCTAATACCGCTTGGAAAGAAAACAACGCACTTACTAATGAAGCAAGTAAACGCTACGAAACCACAGAATCACAACTTAAAATTTTTAAGAATAAACTTACTGACATTGCTATTGAGTTCGGTGGACCACTACTTAAAGCATTGAATAGTGGTTTGGATGCTGCGAAACCGTGGCTACAAACACTATCAGACATGGCAAAAAAATTTAGTGAAATGTCAACTGAGCAACAACAAAGCATCATTAAATGGGGCGCTATGGCTGCTGCAATCGGTCCAGCTTTGAAATTCTTTGGTAAAGGCGCAAGTATTATCGGTGGATTTGCTAAAGGATTAGGAACAATTGCTAAAGGTATCGGTACATTTAGCGGCACACTTAAAACAATTTCAAACGGCGGTGGATTTATCAACGGTCTAAAACAGATGGCCACTGGTATGACTGCTACTGGGACTGCTGCAGAGAGTGCGGCTGCAAGTACAGGATTGTGGAGTACAGCCGTTGGAATATTAGGAAGTGGCGCGACGTGGGGTGTACTTTTAGGCGGTGCTGCATTAGTAACTATCGGCATCATTGCCCATGAGATCGCAGAAGCCAACGAACGTACTCAAACATGGGGTACAAGCGTAAGCAAGCTACAAGACCAAGAACTATCACGGTTAAAATCCAAAGTCGATGAAGTGCATCAAGCTACAATCGGCTTTGGACAAGGTGGAGCGCAAGCGGTTGAAAATGTTCGTAAGAGCGTGCAAGGCCTTGCTGATGATATCCAAAAAGCGATCGACAAAGATCTTGAGAAGACTCTTAAAGGTCTTGAAAAAGTCGGTGCAGATGAAACAATCCAGAAGCGCGCTGTAGCGCAAGCAGAACAGCAAAAAAAGAATGTGCAATCCATGACAGATGAGATTGTGCAGATTTATCAAAACGCATCCGATCAACACAGAAAGATCACTCGCGAAGAACAAGCGATTATCTACGACTACGAAAATCAATTTATTGATAAACAATTGTCGTTGCAGAAATATTCTGCCGATGAACGCACTGCCATCATGAAAGCCATGAATGGCCAGATTAGTGATCTAAATGAAACTCAACTACGCAAAGGTACAGGGGTTGTAGCTAAATGGCTCAAAGAGGAACAGAAGCTCTATGATGAGCAAGTGACTGCATTGAAAGATGCTCACGAAAAGGGGATTTATAGCCAGTCCGAATACAACAAGGAAATGGAAAAACTAAATGCCCAACACAAGTCCAAGATGGAAGCATTTGGCCGTGAGTATGCTGCTCTTCAAAAGGAGTGGAGTAAGAAAGTACCTCTTAATTTCGGTAACGACGAACAACGTAAGATGTATTTTGATCAGATGCGCAAGGATTGGGCAGAACTTGGACTTGACTACGATAAGATGATGGCCAAGGCAGACCAATTCGCTGACATCGTGGGTCGTTCGTCTGGTATGGTCGCTAAGAGCGTGCAGAATATGTCACAGGAAACCAAAGATGCCAACAACATCTGGAATGGATTAGTATTTGATCCTAAGACTGGACAAGTCAAGACCAATGCACAAGAGGAAGTAACTAAAGCGCTCCAAGCTGAAAATGGCTGGGAGAATATGCAATTCATCCTCAAGCACGCAAACCTTGAAACAAATGCTAAGATGACAATCGGACAAGCATTGGTTGAGGTTGGCAAGTGGGATAGCTTAACTCCACAAGAGAAAGAGCTGGTCGTAGGCAACAATCAAGGTATGAAAGCAGTCCTTGATAGTAAGACATTGCTTGAACAGTACAATGCAATGCCAGCAGAAGTCAAGGAACTCTTGATGAAGAACACTGACTTTCTTTCATCTGGTGAACGTGCGACTGCGATTATTGAACGCTGGAACACGCTGACACCAGAGCAGAAAGAACTGATCTTAAAAGATGCTGCAAGTGATAAGGCTGAACGTGTACGGCTTGCAGTTGACTCACTCACTGGTATGGCCCACGTAGTTAATTTAGATGCGGAAGACAAGACAAAGAGCGCTATCGCTAGTGCGATGTCTAGCATCTTAACGCTACCGACTGACCATAAAACTGATCTGATCGCAACCCCAGACGGGGTAACGCTTGGGACTAACCAAGCGATGGGCGCTTTGGGATTGTACAACGGATTTAATGTACCGACTAAACCGTTAACAGTTGATCCAAGCAATGCTACAAACGGCGCGCAACAAGCGATTAATAAGCAACAAGAGTGGAATAACACACCTAGTCCAGTTAAACCACAGTTAGGTGATCCAACGGGTGCTATCACTGCAGCAAAACAAGCTGTCGAAAATCAAAACGCTTGGAATGCGACACCATCGCCCGTGAAGGTTATGACAGGCGATAGCACCAGCGCAATCAACGCTGCAAATAGTGCTACCAATGCTATCAATAGTATTCCAACGAGTCACCATACAACTATCACAGCTACAGAAGTAGTAAACAGAGTGGTCAACTCGTTCTCCCGTGTGTTCGGACACGCTAAAGGTACGAATTATCATGAGGGCGGACTTGCAATGGTCAACGACCAACGTGGTACGCTCTACAAGGAAATGGTCACACTACCAGACGGAAGCTCATTTATCCCACAAGGTCGTAACGTTATCCTTGATTTGCCAAGGGGATCAAAAGTTATGCGCGCTGGTTTGACAAAAAACTTTATGCGTGAATTAGGTATACCGAACTTTACAGAGGGTGTTGGTTGGAAACGTTCGGAAGTTGCGAACGTTACACAACGAATCAAGAACGTTAATGAATGGAAACGGAACAATGAACAGCGTGATCTTGTACCGTTTATCCAAGAACTGATTGACCAAGTTAAACGCGGTAACAATCGTGATGAACGACCAAACCAAAACTACACATTGAATGTGCATGGAAATAGCACTGGACAAGATTTGACACCAGAGTTTATGAAGCGTTTAATGCGTGAACTAGCATACTATACTAATCAGGAAGGGAGGGGATTAGCTTGACGACATTTACTTTTAATGGAAAGAGTAATACTGAATTTGGCTTACGAGTCGCAGAAGGCAAGAAGATCACTACTTCCAGCCTTGATATAGAGCGCGTTACTGTAGCAGGACGGGACGGTGACTTACTCATCAGTAACAACCGCTTCAATTCTGCTGAGTTGAGTTTTCCAGTAAATTTTGTGAAAGAAAAGGGATTAATCGCCACAGATGTTTATAAAATATCTGAGTGGTTAAATGTGGCGGGCTACAAGGATTTAACGATCTCTTACGATCCAGATTTCATCTATCGTGCTGCATACCTTGAGACATTTAGCATCGAGGAAACCATGCGCCAGTTTGGCAAAACAACCATTAATTTTGTGTGCTATCCTGTTAAATTTTATAAGCAAGGTCGTACCACGCAGAAACTAATGAATGGTGCGACACTTAACGGTCTAGGCAATGTAAACGCAAAACCTATCATCACGCTAGTGGGATCGGGCGATTGCACTCTTACTATTAACGGACGCAAGACTAAACTAAAAGATATCCAAGGCAAAATCACACTGGATATGCAAGCCAACCAAGTATTTAAGGATAACTTGCCAGCGTGGGATAAGGTAGTAAGAAGCTCACAATTCCAGATGCCGTACCTTGACTATGGTCGTAACTTGATTTCGTGGGACGGTAACTTTGAAGTGTTTACAATCCCGAACTGGGGGGTTAAGCTATGAGGCCTATTTTATTTAATAAAAATGAGACGGCTTTCGACACTTACGGTCTGGGTGAGCTTAACGTGACCAAGGGAACAGTCACACGGGAACGAAACGGAAATTATACGTTATACGCTGAGATTCCCGTGAATGATCCAGCAACAGCGACTCTTGAGAAAGAAATGAAGCTGAAAGCTGACGCTGGACTGCGTACCAAGAACCAGACATTTGAAATCTCGCGGATTGTTAAAGATAGCAGTAACATCGCTAAAATTTACGGTCAACATATCAGTCATAAGCTGGAATACATGGCAGTTGTTAATGGCAGGGCCTTTAGTGGTTCTGCCTTTACTGCTCTCGCAATCTGGCACAATGCAACGATTGGTGATCTACGTTTTGATGTTTGGTCTGATATCCAGACGACTGGCAAGGGTGTGTTTGACATCTCGAAAATGGAGAACGCACGGCAAGCCCTTGGTGGTGTTGAGGGGTCTATCCTTGATATCTACGGTGGGGAATACGAGTTTGACAATATGACCGTGCGATTGCATAAGCAGTTAGGTCGTACTGCTCCAACCGTGCTAGAGTATGGCAGAAATATCCTATCTGCAGAACTCGATGAAACAATCGAGAGCGCATATACTAGTGTGTTGCCGTTTGCGACTTACACTCCCGATAAACCAGAGGGGGACACTAGTGATAGTCAGCCCGACCCCGTAACAGTCACGCTCCCAGAGAATTATGTAGATAGCAAGTATAAGGCTCTCTACGCACATCGCAGAATTAAAGTCGTAGATTTCTCAAGCGAATTTAAATCTGATAGCAAGAGTAAGGATATCCCAACACCCGATAAATTGCGTAAAATCGCTAATGATTATATGGAGCGCAATGAAATTGGTAAGCCTAAGATCAACATCAAAATCGAGTATGCTGATCTAGCACGCACACTTGACTATGCGGATCGAGGCTGGATCGAAGAAGTCGAATTATGCGATATTGTACCCGTCTATTATCCACAGATCGGGCTGACCGATGAAACTTTGAAAATAACCACGATCACTTACGATTTTGTAAACGAACGAAATGAGAGCGTGGAGTTTGGTGATATCGGAACGAACGTAAGAGCGACCATGCAGAGTGGTCTAGCTGGACGAGTTGATGATATCGCTAAGGCACAGCAGGACTTTGAGAATAGCTTGCCAGACTATCTCTTAAACGCTCAAGGTAACAAGGTTTGGTACAACAAACCAGACGACAAAGAGCATAAAGTCGGTGATATCTGGTTTGAGAAGAACGGTCTCTACGACCGTATGTACGTTTGGAATGGCTCTCAGTGGGAAAAACGTATCGACACAGAAGATGTCGATAAGATCAAGAAAGAGGTTGATAAACAGCTTGAACAAGCCAAGCAGTCAACCACTATCGAGATTGAAAAGGCAAACGCTAAAGCTCAAGAAGCTCTTATTAAAGCTGGTACAATCCCAGACACGGCTACGTTATCTGATCAGATTAAAACACTGATTTTAAATAGTCCAGATCTGTCACGTAAGGTTACGGAAACCTTTAATAATGCTGACAACGGAGATACGATCTATAGTAAGGTGTATTCGAAAGTAGCAAAGAATTTTGCGACCAAGGGCGAATTTGAAAATATAGACCGTATCCAGAACGACATGGGTCAAGATTTAATTGGCCTGTCTAAAAAAATTGAAACGCAAACCGTAGAATTTAACAAGCTGACGGAAAGTAACAAACTCTACGAGCGTATCCTTGGTACGTCTGAGACGGGCGCACCAGACAAGCTGTCCCGCTTGGTTATGTCCAGTGACATCTTTCAGACAGAGGTCGGGAAGTATGTTACAAGTGACAATAATTTGATTGTTAACTCAGAGACAATGGACCAGCACGTTCTCGTAAACGAAAATCGGCCTGGTGTCAATGTATCTGTCAGCGATGGAGTCTTTACGATCAAAGCACAGGGCGCAACGTCTTATAACTGGTCCGGATTTACGCTTCCGATTTACGTTCGCAAGATCTATCGGGGCGAAACGTATTCGGTCGGTTTTAAATATCGCGTTCGTGGGGCGCTTGATTATGATTTTAACGTCATTATCAAAAACCACGTTTTGAATCGTGCAGCGTTCGTAGCCACAGCCGCACGCGCTAGTACTCCTGTCTCGGACGAATGGAAAGAATTTCAAGGGACGTTTTATATGTCCTCAGATTTTGAGTTCGGCAATCATAGAAACTTACCATTTTATGTGTATGTTACCAAAAACGGCTGGGTAGAAATTAAAGAAATTATGCTCGTCCGTGGTTCGCGCACTGGGCCTTACAAGCCAAGTCAGTTTGACGACGCGTTCAAGGAAACAAAAGCAGTACGGACACAAATGAGCCTGCTTGCTGGCTCATGGGCGGTCAAAAACCTTAATAGCAACGGTGATGTACTCAACTCTATCAATGTACTCGCTAACGGCACGAACCGAATAGACGGACGATTAACACATATCACCGGCCAGACCGTGATAGATGAAGCAGTCATCGATTCCGCAAATCTAAAAAAAGTTTCAGCTAGTAAAATATCTGGCGGCGAGGCTGACTTTGCTAAAATCAATGTTATCAATTTTGATGCTAAGAATGTGACATCTGGGACATTCCAAGGACTTATCTTCCGTGGTGGTCGGATTGAGGGGCTTGACGGCAAAATGAATATTGACTTGCAAAATGGTCAATACAATGTGTTAACCAACGATGCTACAATCAGAAGGATTGATGATACTAACTCATCGCAGTTTATCAAACTAACTAAGAGTGGTTTTATCGCAGAACGATTCAGAGATAGCAATGCTGCACTCATGGTTTTCGGGACGAATCACAACAAAGACCCTAAAGAGGTAGAACGGCACGATAATGAAACATTCGCAGGTATTCGGCTCTGGTCTGGTAAAGGAAACGGCACGGAAGAAAGTCTTACTGAATTTGTGGGCGACCGCGTACTGATCTACAATAACGGTCGCTATCGTAGCCCTTGGAACTTCCACGGAAATACGAATGACGGAAATACCTATCTGATACCGATGAACCAAAACGGGGTTAAACACTATATTGGGCGCGGTGACTTTTTCGTTGAGGGAATTTACTCACGGCATTTTTATATGAGTGGTGGTCGAGATATAGGTCAGTATCTCTGGGATCTTTTGACTTGCTTTGGTGTCATGAAGCGTTATGGACAGATTAGTGGTTCTGCTGGTGGACACGTACAAGGTGTACTTGATAAATATGGTTTTAAATAAGAGGTAATGCATGAATACAACAGACAAAATTATCAACGATGTCGCAGTCCAACTTGCGAATAAAATTATTGAGTGCGCGAATTATAAGGCGTACTACGAACAAACCAATGAATTGCTAACTAAATTTAATGATGTTTTAGCTAGTGACTCAGCACTCAAGGACCTCTTTGATGAGGCCTCTCAAAAATTAGAAGAAGGTAAATAGTATATGGAATTTAAAGTAGTTAACAAATTTTTGCAAGAAAAAGGTAAAACATTCGTAGCAATCCGCTGTCAAGACCCATACACAGCATACGACCGTGTGTTAGAGGGTGATCGCACAACCGAAAGCGATGAAAGTTTGATCCAAGCGGTCATCGGGCTTGTGACTACAGAACTCAATCCGGCAGAAGGTGTTAAGGCTCTTAACGTGGAATTGGTTAAACAGAAAGAAAAATTTAACAGCGATCTTGCTGAGAAAGATACCAAAATTGCAGAAACTAAAGCAGTGGCAGACTGGGCAGTTTTGGCAGCAGTCACTAACACAGAAAGTCCACTTGATCCTACGTTATATGCGCGTGGTTTGGAATTGGTCGAAGCTGGACAAGCTGGTAAAACATACAAGCCTTATGAAATCTTCACGGTCACTAACCCATCTTACAATCCGAAATTCGGAGAAGGCCAACGTGTGCTGGTGCAAGTAAATCAAGAATTCACTTATAACAACGAAACAGTGGCAGACCTTGAAGGTGCTTTGTCACAAAATGGTAAGCTGGCAGTTTGGAAATGGACAGAGCCAAAGGAGAACGCACCTAAACCAGCGGGAGAGCTTGAAACTCAGCCAGTACAATAACAGAGAGGTGGTTGAGTGGGATTGTCAGAATTAATAGCCCACCTTGCTCCCACTTTGGGAGTGATCGCAACTGGCTGGTTCGGTATGAAAGCTAGTAAATCTGCTAACTTAAATAAAGAGCAATTCAACGAGTTGAAAGATGAACTAGGCACGATCCAGAAGTCAGTAGAAACAGTCAAAGTTGTGGGCGAGGATAATAATAGGAAGATCGATGAAGTGAATGAGAAACTGGCAGTACACGATGAAGCACATTTAGTAACTATGTACTTACGTTTAGAACGTGATATTTCTACAGCTATCAAGCGTGGATATACTACGGTACACGAATCAGATATCATTCACAAGATGCACAAAAGCTACAAGAAACTTGGTGGCAACGGGTACATAGATGCCCTGTATAGTAAATATGTAAATTTAGAAGTGAGGAATTAATATGAATAAAATTAACTGGTCAGTACGTTTAAAAAATAAAAACTTTTGGCTTGCAATCGTTCCAGCGCTTGCATTGCTATTTCAAGCGTTTGCGGATATCTTTGGCATCAAGCTAGAATTTGGACAAACCATTGATAAAATCTTGGTATTCGTCAATGTGTTGTTTGCATTCTTCGTGCTTATCGGAGTGGTCAATGATCCAACTACTGCTGGATTGAGCGATAGCGAACGTGCGTTAGGTTATGAAGAACCTAGCGAAGATTAAACTATTCTTACTAGCGACTATCTTTTTTGGATAGTCGCTTTTGATTTTAGAAAGGAGCAGTAATGGCTACTTTAAATGATATTTTAGGATATGCTGAAAGCCTAGCAAACCAAGGGGTTGGTGCTGATGCCGATGGAGCATACGGTACGCAGTGCGTAGACTTACCAAACTCTATCTCTATCAATTTCTTTGGTCGTGCGCTTTGGGGCAATGCTATCGATCTACTCAATTCTGCCCGTGATTTAGGTTATGAGGTGGAATACAACCAAGAGGGCAACGTAAACAGCAGACCACGAGCTGGAGCGGTATTTGTCCAAGAGACGATCTATCTATATGGTCACCCATACGGCCACACAGGCCTAGTGATTTTAGATAGTGATGGGTATACCATGCGTACTATCGAGCAAAATATTGACGGTAACGCTGATTGCCTCTATGTTGGAGGCCCTGCACGATATAACACCCGTGATTTCACGGGCATTGTAGGCTGGTTCTACTTCCCTGTAGATGACCAACCAGCACAAGTTACTAATGTCGAACCGTCAGAGCCTCTTACAGTCGATTCTAGCGCATTTAATGAGGAGACTGGTACATTTACAGTCGAAGTATCTGCGCTCAATGTACGGGCTTCTGCAGGCCTCTCTGGCGAGATTGTGGCAGTATATACAGCAGGTCAAACTATCAATTATGACGGCTGGGTTGATAATGATGGTTATATCTGGATCACATATATCGCTGGGTCTGGAAACCGCAGATATGTCGCAGCCGGTCAATCAGAGAATGGTAAACGTATCAATAGTTTTGGATCATTCTCTTAATAAGGAGGTGAACCATGCGTATTAATTCAACGAATTTAAAACAATTCGAGGGGGGCGAAGTCGTCAAACAAGGCGACACAGCTTCCCTCTTTGGCTATGAATTGCTAGATGAGAAATACAGTCCAGTCGCAGAAATCGAGGGGCAGGAAGCCACGATCACACTTGCTAATCGTAATGGTAAGATCAGTTTAACCAGCACGGTCACAGATCATAAGGTTAAATTTAACATTAATAAGGTCTTACCAGTCGGTATCTATCAAGTAGAAATCACATGTGGTAATTATGTATTCCCATCTGATAAGTCTACTGTTATCAAGGTGACGCAATCAACCGAGGAGTACCAGCCGACAGAAGTGGTCGAGCTTGGTAAGGTCAGCTTACGCGACGAGATCGCAAACTATCTCGCTGGCCACACTGTACAAGCGTACAATGACGGGCCGCTAGTCGCACGGATCGAAGCGCTCGAAGCACGGCCACAAGCTACAACGGTTGATCTGGGTCCGTTAGAAAGCCAAGTACAATCATTGACTTTGTCAGTCCGAGCACTGGAAAGTAAGCCAGCCCCAACGGTCCAAACGCTCGATTTAGGACCGCTAGAAAAGCGCGTGGAGGCTTTGGAAAACAATCCGGCACCAACAGCGCCAGCGGTTGACTTGAGCGCGTATATGACCTCTGATATGGCTTATCAGACGTTTGCAACGTATACCACGTTACAAGTTCAAATGACTAATAACATTAAGAATAAGCACCTTGAGCTGGGCCTTGACGCGCTGATCGACGAGAAACTGAGGAACGGTGGCGATAACTTCCTTACTAGCCACCAAGCCAGTACGGCTTACGTGTCAAAAGAAGTGTTTCAAAACTTACTGAAACGTGTCGAAGCGCTCGAAGCAGTTCCTATATAATGTATTTTCCCTCCCATTTAGGGAGGGCTTTTTTTGTGCGCTGAAACTAGTTACAGAATTAAAAAATAATAAAAAATATTTTAAAAAGTACTTGACGTACGTAAAGTATAGTGATATAATTAAGTCAAGATAAAGGAAAGAGGAAATCAAAAATGAAAAACGTTATAATAAAAGTAGACCACATACAAGAAACATTCGAAACTCTATCGGCAGATCAAGCTCTGGATGAGATCATATTCAATGGCCTTGACATAGAACCTATTATCTGCAGTTCAATTTTTGAAGGATTCCTGAAATTTGAAACAAACGAAGGGGACATCACTTACGAAATCTACCGTGGCAATTATGCTTATCAATTCGAGGAAGTAGGAAAACGACTTTCTACGCTTGAGGATTGCGGATATTTTGAAGTAAAATATTAACAAAATACTCATTATTTTTTTAGCCATATTGCTTGACGAACGGCAAGCAATATGGTATACTATAATCAAGATAAGGAAAGGGAAAACGAAAGTTCTCTGGTAAATAAAAATGGAAATCATCACAACTCTTCAAAACGGACAAGCACAAACCGCTTACGTTACAAAACAAGAATTTCAAACATTGACTTTTAAAAATGGCAAAGTTCCAGCTTTAGGAAATTTCGGAGAAATCGAAAAAATCAAAGTTTGGTTCAATGGAAAAGGTGAAGTTTGCACGCACAAAGAAGTTCACGCTGTCAAAGGTGACGGTCGCTTCTTCAAACGTGAAGCAGTAAAGAAAAACGGACAACTTAAAGCAAGCACGATTGAAGTATTGAAAACTTTAGGATAAGAGGGAAATAAAATGAAATTCACAGAAAACGAAATCGAAAAAACTCACAAAGTCATTCGGGTTGTACAGCATAAGGACGAAAGCTGGGAAGAATTTAAGGATCGTATCCAGTCAATCATTGACAAGCAAGGCGATAACTACTTGACCCAAACTCAACCAGTAAGAGAAATCAAGAATAAAGGTACAAGAAATATTCGCAGAACCTATGTGAATATCTTACTCAAGGAGGGCGCTTAATGATTATTAATACGGAACGTGTCAGAATGGTCTTGCTAAACAAGGCCATCTCTGGCTATGCTCTCTGGAAAACGACTGGAATTTCAGAGGGTTCTATTTCAAAGTTAAGGAACAGAAAGAAACGATTTGAGGACCTATCACTTGAAACAATCATGAAGATCCAAGCGTGGATAGACGCTGGAAATTATACATTTAGCTATGACTATAGTGAGTTACTGGACGAACTGACCTCAGATATTGAAGAAGGTCTAACAGGCCAGTATCTCTATGTCGTGCGAGGTGATTATAATGAAATCATGGAAAAACGCATGATTATCGACTACTACTATACTCCTGAAGAAATTGGAGAAGGCGATCTCGCTGAGAAAATGCTGACCGCTGCAGTCGTGGAAGAAATGCGAAAAGATAGCAGTATATTTTAAAATGTGCTATAATGTATACGAAATATGTATAGTTTCTTTACCTCGAAAACCACTAACGGCTATTAGTGGTTTTTTTGTGTTTATAATGGACATTTTTTAGATTGTCTATTGTAATAGACAATAAAAAAGACAGCTTTAAACTGTCTTTTACTCTTTATTAATTGATTGAGCGAATGAAAATAATTTTTCGGCAGTCAATAGCGCCATCTTATCTAAGCTAGTTTTCCCTTTTCGTAAATCCGATACAGTTGACCAAGGAACGTCCGCCCCTTTTGAAATGGCACTGGTACTGATTCCGCTATTTAATAGATCTGTAATTTCTTTACGCATTGTTATTTTTCCTTATTGATTTTAAACCATAAATAAACGTTAATGATAATTATGAAAGTAGCGATTATATAAACCATTGTATAACTTCTTTCTATATGATAAAATGGAGAAGTAGGAAAGGGCTTTTTCCTACTCTCCAAGCGTTTACCTTTTTCCTTTGCGGGTTTTCGGTTTACGCTTTTTTGTTTGCCTGTAAACTGTTAAAGCAGTTATTAGGCTAGCTATAGCGGTTACTGTTTCAGGTATGTCGTCTATGACCTTTTCAAGTAACCTTAACCAATCTTCTTTATTCATTGGTCTTACCTCCTTTCTTAATTATATTATATCACGGTCTACCGTGATTGTCAATAAAAAAGTAATAAAAAATAATTTTTTTAGTTCATTTTTTTAAACTGCACAGGCAATCGAATGACTACGTTATTGACTACGTTTTTATTTATTTGAGCAATATATGACCATATCTAAAATATAGTAAAATCAACTAACCACATCTAATGGAAATCTAATGGAAACTGTTTTTAAATTTTGCTATAATGAAGGGTATGAAATCCTACAATACCTTGAATGATTATTATCGAACCTTATTTGGAGAAAAGACCTTTAAAGTCCCTATTGATGCAGG